TCAACGAATTGTCGCCATCGCCAACGACGGAGACGAAGCAATCATCGCCTTGAATGGACTGATTGATTACGTCAACACCGCCTGCCTCCCTCGCAAATAGTCGGGAACCCGACAGCCCTCCCCATTGATTCTGGCCTCCTCGTTGATCAACAACCAACCCGAGGCCCGACCAATGCCAGCTCCAGAATTCACTGTCCAGACCCCAGGCGATCCGAACGCCAACACCACCACGACCACCTCCAGCACGGATACGGCGACCGACACCGCCGCACCGCCGCTCTACGTCGCCAAGCACAAGGGCGCGGGCAAGTGGATTGCCGTCACCAACGACGAGAAGGCGGAGCAGGTCGGTGACTTCGTTGGCGACAAGGCCACGGTCATCCCCGAGGTCGACCGCCTGAACGCCGGCGGTGATCCCCTGGTGCTGGACCCGCAGCGGCTGAACGAGTCGAAGCCCGCCGCCGCCACGACCACCACCAGCATCGACGCATCCACGCTCAAACAGCCGGTCATGACGCCCGACGGCTGGTTGTGCCCTGAGCCCAAAGCAAAGGACTGACACCATGGGAAGCAAGCCAAAGGCACCAAAGACCGTTGCCACGCCTGATCCTGCTATCGAAGCGCAGAAGGCCGCCGACCTGGCAGCCCAGAAGGCCAACGAAGAAACCGCCACCCGCAAGAAGCGCAAGGCCGAGAGCAGCTTGCTTTCCACCGGCGGCGCGGCGGGTAGCGTCCTTGATTCAGGCAAAAGGACACTCGGCGCATGAATGCAGACCAGATCGCCAAAACGCTGAGCACATTGAAGTCTCTCCGCTCGCCGCATGAGTCGGTCTGGCGCGATTGCTTCGATCACAGCTACCCGATTCGGGGTAGTGGCTTTTGCACTGAGCAGATCACCGCCATCGAAGCGCAGATGCGCAAGGCGCGGATGATCGACGGCACCACCACGGACGCGGCCCGGATTCTGTCGTCAGGGATCATGTCGGGCCTGACCCCGGCCAACTCGCTGTGGTTCGGCATGGACGTTGGCCAGGAGACCGAGGAAGAGCGCCGCTGGCTTGACGACTCGGCCGACATCCTTTGGCAGAACATCCACGCATCCAACTTCGACGCGGCCGCCTTTGAGGGGCTGATCGACGTTGTGTGCGCTGGTTGGTTTGCCCTGTACATCGATCAGGACATGGAGAAGGGCGGCTTCACCTTCGACCTGTGGCCCATCGCGAGCGTGTACGCGTCGGCATCCAAGGCCGGCGGCAAGATCGACACCGTGTATCGCGAGTACAAGCTGACCGCCGAGCAGGCCGTAAACGAGTTCGGTGAACAGAACGTCAGCGAGAACACCCGCAAGCTGGCGAAGGACAAGCCGCAGGAAATGGTGCGCTTCGTCCACGCCATCTACCCGCGCACCACCCACATGGTGAACGCCAAGCTTGCGAAGAACATGCCCATTGCATCGTGCAAGGTCGAGGTTGAGGCCAAGCACCTGGTGAGCGAGTCGGGCTATCACGAAATGCCGGTGGTTGTTCCGCGCTGGATGATGATCCCGGACAGCGTGTATGCGATTGGCCCGGTGTTCGATGCATTGCCTGATGCGCGCACGCTGAACGAACTGTGCCGGATGGACCTGGCCGCCGGCGACCTGGCTATCGCTGGCATGTGGATCGCCGAGGACGACGGCGTGTTGAACCCGCGCACCATCAAGGTGGGGCCGCGCAAGATCATCGTGGCTAACTCCGTGGATAGCATGAAGCCCCTGCAAAGCGGATCCAACTTCCAGTACGCCGAGACCAAGATCCAGCGCTTGCAGGCCTCTATCCGCAAGATCCTGATGGCCGACCAACTCCAGGCCCAGGACGGCCCGGCGATGACCGCAACTGAGGTGCACGTGCGGGTCAACCTGATCCGTCAGTTGTTGGGCCCGGTGTATGGCCGGCTCCAGACTGAATACCTGCAACCCATGATTGAGCGGTGCTTCGGCATCGCTTACCGCGCCGGCGTGCTGGGCACTGCGCCTGAGTCGTTAGCCGGTCGTAACTTCACCGTGCGCTACCTGTCGCCGCTGGCCAGGTCGCAGAAGCTGGAAGAGGTGACAGCCATCGACACGTTCATCCAGGGCGCGCTGATCGTTGCCCAGGCTGACCCAACCGTGATGGACAACATCGACATGGATGCAGCTCAGCGTTTCAAAGGTGAGGCCCTGGGCGTGCCCGGCTCTGTCATTCGCAGTTCAGCCGACCGGGACAAGATCCGCGCCGACCGCGCCCAGGCCCAGCAGGCTGCCCAGGAGCAGGCGCAACAGCAAATGATGATGCAGCAGGCCGGTGAAGCCGCATTGAAACAGGGAGCAGCAGCATGACCCCCGAACAGATCGACGCGATGTTCAAGCGCGTATTCGAGGACCACCACGAAGGCCGCATCGTGCTGGAGCTGCTGATTCAGCGCTTCGCCAAGAACGCCTGCACCGTCGGCGGCATCGACGCAATTCTCACCACGTACAAGCAGGCCGGGGCCCGTGAAGTCCTCGACCACGTTGTAAACCGCATCAACCGCGCCAACGGCGTCCAAGCCGACCCCAACGAGCAAGAGGAATAACCGTGGAAATCATCGATACCCAATACGCTAAAGCCCTGGCTGACTTGCTTCGGCCCATCAATGAAGCAACTGCCGATTCAACCACCACCGAAGCGGCCATGGCACTGAAAGAGGCAAGCAAGTCAATTGCACTGCGCCTCAAAGATCTGACTGAAATCCAAGGCGGTGACAAATGAACATGTTTATCCATGGCCGCCTGGGCCACTTCTACATGGCCGAAACTGGCGAGGGTGGCGACCCATCCACCACGACAACTGCGACCACCACGACAGCCACCGGAACTGTGCTGGAAACTGGCGCCAACACCACAGACTTCATCCCCGAGAAGTACCGCGTGGTCAAGGAAGACGGCTCGCTGGACCTCGATCAATCCAGCCGCAAGCTGGCCGAGTCCTACAAGCACCTCGAGACCCGCCTGGGTTCTGGCGACGTGCCGCCCAAGACCGCCGATGAATACACGGTCAAGCTGGAAGGCGTTGAGGGGTTCGATTGGAACGAGTTCAAGGCTGACCCAGATACCCAGTCGTTTCTCAAGGGCGCACACGCCAAGGGCCTGACCAATGATCAGGTGCAATACGTGATCGGCGAGTACATGAAGGCGGCGCCCGGCCTGGTTGAGGGTGGTGTGCAACTCAGTACCCAGGACTGCACCGCCGCGCTCAAGGCTGTGTGGGGCGATGAACAGGCCATGACCCAGAACGTTCGCGCCTCCTACCGTGCCGCCGAGGCCTTCGCCAGCGAGCCGGGTAAGCCGGGCAACTTCGCCGCACTCCAGGCCAAGTACGGCAACGACCCTGACTTCATCGCGTTCACCGCCAACATCGGCAAGGAACTCAAGGAAGACAGCGCCATCAACGGTGGCGGCCAGGTCAATGAGGCTGACTTCAACATCAAAGCGGCCGAACTACGCGCCCAGCTCCAGGCATTGCCAGCGCATGATCCTAAACGCCCAGGCGTTCAGGCTCAGCTTGATGCGATGTACGAGCAGAAGTACAACAAACCCAAGACCCGCTTTTAACCCCCGCCTCAAATAGTCGGGAAACCGACACCCCCCATGCACAAACATCGCAGGCATCCCAGCAATGGGCCGGCCTGCGATGGCACGCAGACACCCGGAAAGCCCCGAGGCGCAGCAAAGCCGATGCACGCCAGGTAATACCGGCCCGCGATGCGGATACCCGGCAGGCAATCCCTTATCTGCATTGGAGTGCATCACATGTCCCAGCAAATCACCGAGGCGTTTGTCCAACAGTTCGCTGACAACTTCCGTCACGTTGCCCAACAGTCCACTTCGCGCCTTGAGACCACCGTTGCTCAAGAGCCCAACATCGTCGGCATGTCCAAGTCGATCAACCGCCTGGGCCAGCGTACCGCGACCCGTCGCACCCAGCGACACGGCGACACCCCGATCAACGATCAACCGCACTCGACCCGCTACGTCGACCTGTACGACTGGGAAGACGGCGATATGGTCGACGACCAGGACAAGATCCGCATGCTGGTTGACCCGACTTCGGACTACGTCAAGGCCATGGTTGCATCGCTGAACCGCGCCAAGGACGACGTGATCATCAGTTCGTTGGGCGGTAACTCGCGCTCCACCAGCGGCAACATCATCCTGCCTACTACCCAGAAGATCGCAGCAGGCGGTGCCAACCTGACCAAGGCCAAGATCATCCAGGCCAAAACCCTTTTCCGCACCAACGAAGCGGACGAGGAAGCGGGCGAAGAGCTGTACATGCTCTACAACGCCGCAGCTGCTGCACAGATCCTGGCTGACACCACTCTGACCAGTACCGACTACCTCGCCGGCCAGTTCCTGCGTGAAGGCAGCGTGCGCGGCAAGTGGATGGGCTTCAACTGGATTCCTACCGAGCGCTGCCCGAAGGTCTCGACCACTCGCTTCCTGTACGCCTACGCCAAGTCCGGCGTAACCCTGGGCAAAGGCGCGGACATCATGACCAAGGTTGGCGAAGATCCAGGCAAGGGCTTCAACGTCCGCATCT